TGCTTCCTGTTTCAAATCTGCCTCTGACATCTTCTGTCCCTCCTGTCTGGAACTGCTGTCGTGTCCTGCACTCGCAGGTCTCTCCGGGGTCAAGATTGCTTCCGCAATCCGGGCAAGTGTTGTAATATGCCATTCCTGTTTATTCCTCCTCGAAAATCCAGTCACAAATGCGCTCATGCACTGCCTTGAATACCAAGCAGAATACAAGCATAATCGCAATCCACTCTCCCCCAATTCCGGGATAATGTCTGCTGGCATTTGCCATTGGAATTAAAAATGCTGCTGTAATCGCTGCCGGTGCTGCCGACACGATAAATTCAAATGCAAATATCAGCGTCCAGCCTAATGCTCTCTGCATTTTCGCCTTGTCATTGTCCTGTGCCTCCTACCTGTAAAATCTGTGTCCGCCGTGCTGGAATAGCAGCTCAAGGTTCTGACTGTGCCAACTGCTGTTTTTGCAGCTCTCAAAGTACAGCGCACCCTCGCTTTCGTCCCAGCCGTTCACAACCATTTCCAACGCCGCTCTGCAATCTGTGTCCGCCTCTGTCGTGTAATATCTGCCGCCCTCGCATACCGGGCTAAACTGTTTCGGTTGGAAGATTACCTCCTCGATACTGTCCGGGAAGCCCTCACTCCATACACGGTTAAGCACTACGCACATTACCAGTGCTTTTCCCTCCGTGTCCTCTCCCTCTGCCTCCGCCATTGCAATTTGCATTAACATCTGGCTTTCGTCTGCGTCCCAATCCCGGCTCTTGACTAAGCTCTGGTATGTAGGGGCCGGTGACTGCGTGTAGGCGAGTTCGCTCGAACTGATTTCCACCGTCGGGCTTTCTTCCTGCGTCGATACGATTGTCCGATGTTCCGTGTTCTGCAACTGCATTGTGGCACTGCCTTTGATTGCGTACACTCCGGCGGTGAAGAACACCACACCAGCCGCTATGCTAACCACCATTGGCGGCACTGTTCGCATTTTCCTCTTGTCCATAACGCTTGATTGAAGCTGCTGCTATCAACTGCCGTTGAGCCTGTACCGCTATGTCTCTCAATATCTGCTCGGCTTCCCCGGCTGTTCTGCAATAATCGTCAGCAATCTTTATCCGGGTGTTGCCTATGGTAAAATCTCTGACGATATTTGCCTCAACCATTCCGCACCTCCTTTCGGCTATGTAAATATTCCCTGTTTCACGGCTTTTTCGAGAACCGCAAGGGTTTCATCGGCTCTGCGCCGGAACTCTAACAACTGCTCTCTAATGCCCGGAACTGCCAGTTTTTCTCCCTCCGAGAGTTTCCCGTCCTCCATGAGCTTTCCAATCTGCCGTGTAACCTCCTGCATTTCGTAAACTGAGTTCTGCAGCCTTATCAATGCCCTTTCTGCTGGCATTTCGGGTATCTCTCTGCAATCCCTACCGAGCGGACACTCGTTGGCGCAATACCAACTCCGCAACTCCGGCTCGTTATAGGCATCTGCCATGAGAGCTACAACGATGTTCGGCGGCCGGTTAATATCCAACTCGTATTTCTTGAGGCTGTCCTCTGTCACTCCCGGTAGGCTTTCTACTGCCCCGGCTCGTGTCAAGAACTTCTCGTTGTACATTGCTGCTCTCATTCGTGCCTCGTAGTACCTGTTGCCACAGGCTTTTGTTGCCTGCCTCGCCATTTATTTTCGCCTCCTCCCGGTGTAAAATTTTCATAGATTGAAACAAGGGGTTCGACGCTTACAGCGTCATATATTTGCTCTTTCTATGTCTTGAATGTCCCATTTTGGGTCATTCGTTGGTAAAAAAAATTATCGCTTTCTTACTGGCGGCATTGTGTTATCGAAAATGTCGTCACCGTAGTAGTTCAAAGCTCGCTTAATGCGGAGTGCCAGTTTCAGCGACGGTTGTTTGTCTCCGCTCTCGACCTGTGAATAGTGGCTACGGCTCATTCCGATAGCGTCACTTAATGTCTGTTGGGTGTAGCCGTTGGCTTCCCGCAACGCTTTCAGCTTTGCTCTCATTTCTTGCTCCCTTCTCAATCGTTTTGCCCCCGTTTGGGTTGCTGTGATTATAGTATAGTTCCTGTTTGGGGCAAAGTCAACCATTTTTCCAGAAATATTCGGTTGTTTTTTATATTTTGCCGATTTTTGGGGCAATCGCTACACAAAACGGGGCAAACCCGATATAATCAAACTTTGGAGGTGCATTACTATGTCAAAATTCGCAAACCGCCTCATATCCCTGCGTAAAGAGCGTAATCTCACGCAAGAGGATATAGCAAAAATCATTTACAAAAAGCGTTCCACCGTCTCTGGCTACGAGACCGAGGGTAAACAACCAGACCTCGATACCGTCTGCCTGCTGGCGAAGTATTTCGGTGTTTCTACCGACTACCTGCTTGGATATACAGACCGTCCAAATCATAGTGAGGACGTGTTTTACAACGATACCGTAAACTTCCAGAAGCATTTTAACAGTCTGCCTGCCGAACTGCGTCCGGCTGTCTCAAAATGCTTTGACGATTTCTACCGGCTCCTCAACCGGGATATGAAATGTGCTCGCCCGGAGCGTATCGCTCTCTACGAGGAACTGCTGCGTACCTTGCAGTCGCTCCGCTCTGAAATCCAAAAGAAGATTGAAGCTACTGGCGGTGCGGTTACAGACCCCGTTGTGCTGTCTGACCTCATGGCCTTGCAGTCCCAGCTCAAAAACGAGATTGCCTCTCTGCTTGACCGGCTCATGCAAGCCGATATGGAAATTGCTTTTAACGTCAAGAACGGCGTAACAGGCGAGTTCTCCGGCAAGACAGCAATGTAATCGTTGTTGATTTCCGCCCCTCTGTATGAGGGGCTTTTTTACTGAGGAGGTGTTTATTTTGGCTTACTGCCTTTACTTGCGTAAATCCCGTGCCGACATCGAGGCGGAGGCTCACGGCGAGGGTGAAACTCTGGCCCGTCACGAAAAACTCCTGCTCGAAGTTGCAAAACGAGGGCATTATAATATCACGCAAATCTACCGTGAAATCGTCTCTGGCGAAACAATAGCCGCCCGCCCCGTCGTCCAAAAGCTCCTGCAAGAGGTCGAGGACGGAAAGTGGGAGGGTGTTCTCGTCGTTGAGGTCGAGCGTCTTGCCCGTGGTGACACAATCGACCAAGGTGTTATGGCGCAGGCTTTCAAATACTCCGGTACTAAAATCATTACGCCGTTGAAAGTGTACGACCCAGCGAACGAATTTGACGAAGAATATTTCGAGTTCGGCCTGTTCATGTCCCGCCGAGAATATAAAACAATAAAACGCCGCTTAGTCCGTGGTCGGAACGCCTCTGCAAAAGAGGGCAAATGGGTGTCCGGGCTTGCACCTTACGGGTATGAGCGTGTCCGCATTAAGGGCGATAAGGGCTGGACGCTCCGCCCTGTTGAAGAACAGGCTGATATCGTCCGCTTTATTTTCAAACTCTATACCTCTGGCGAGGAGGACGATAACGGCGAAGTCCGGCGGCTTGGAACATACACTATCTCGAAGCGGCTCGACAGTTTGGGTGTAGCTCCGCCCTCCTCTGCTCAATATTGGAATGACAGGACTGTGCAGTGCATTTTACAAAATCCTGCATACATTGGCAAAGTCCGCTGGGGTGTGAACAAATCCAAGAAAAGGATTGTCAACAACTCCATTGAGGTTGAGCGGTACAAGGCTCCTGCCGACGAGGTAATCTACGTTGATGGTCTGCACTCTGCGATAGTTGACGAAGCCATTTTCCAGAAAGCTCAAGACCTGCTCCAACGCTCCGGCCCGCCGCCGGTTCCGAAACGAAATTCCGTGGTAAATCCTCTGGCCGGTATTCTGGTCTGTGGGAAATGTGGCCGCAGTATCGTTCTGCGGAGAGGCCGGATTGATATTCTCATCTGTCACAACCGTATCTGCGACAATGTAGGCTCAAAGTATGAATACGTCGAAGAACGGTTACTGCAAGCTCTCTCCTCATGGCTGGACGGTTATCGCCTCGAATGGTCTGATAAACTCCCAGCGGACGAGCAAGCCATCCTCGACCTCAAACAAAAAGCTCTGCGCAAAACTGTGGCCGAACTCGAAACGCTGCACAAGCAACTCGACCGTACCCACGACCTTTTGGAACAGGGTGTTTACGATACCGACACTTTCCTTGTGCGCTCCCGCTCTCTTACCGAGCGTATTGCTGCTGCCGAGGAAGATATTTCTACCCTTACCGCCGAAGTGCAGGCGGATAAGGAACGTGCAGCAAGTCGCCTTAACGTAATACCAAAGGTCGAAAAGCTCCTCGAAGTGTACCCCGTTCTCCCCTCTGCTCAAGCAAAAAACGAAATGCTCAAAGAGGTTCTTGAAAAGGTCGAGTACACAAAGAATGAACGTTCCGGGCGAAATGGCCCATTTGATAATTTCGAGCTGGTACTTTATCCGAAGTTGCCGCCAAAAATCGAGTAACACAAAAGCCGTCCCTTTGTGGGGCGGCTTATTTTGCTTACAACCTTAGAAATATTATTTTGTAAAATTATATATATTGATATAACCATAAATATTTGTTATGATTATAAAAACTATTACCACATTAAAAGGAGAAGCCATGCTTGATTTTCGAATGGAAACATTTTTAAAGGTCTGTGAATATATGAATTTTACGCATGCCGCTCATGATTT